CTGATATCGTTGGAGCTACCTTGCTTCACGTTATCTGCAGATGCCCGAAGACTTGTCGGTGCCCAGTAGGTCGGGACATTAGCAATATATCTGCGGCTCTCTTCATTCCACGTCCCACCCACTTGGTGCTTGGCTAACTGACGTGTGACAAAGATCGGAGCCTTGCACCGGAAGGTAGCTTGGGGGTGAGAGAACGGATGGTGGTGCCCCTCACGAGCTAAGAAAGCGATGAGACCTTCATTGCGGATAGGCCCGTAGTTGTCTGCAGTTTTAGAAAACGATACGCGGGCAGCGTCCACCACCAGATCGTCGCTACCCATGTGGGTCATGTAACTTACATCTATAGTCATTCTATACCTTCAGGGTTAGTTTTGATAAACTCAGGGTCATTGAAGGTGTGAACCTCACGATGACAGTTGGCACAAAGAAGCAGACACTTCTCTGCCTCGGCTAGTATCCTGTCCCAACGTAGCTGGAACACGGCTTGGGTAAGGGGAAAGCTTTTGAGCGTGTGATCGTAGTGATGAAAGTCAAAGACATTCTCGTGGTACACTCGACCACACCTCTCACAAGAACCCCCAAAAAGCTGTACAAGCTCACGCTTTCTGGCACGTACCTTCTCCCTAGCTCGAATACTGCGAGGGTTCTTAGTGCGTGTCTGCCCAGTTATTGCCGACTTTGAACTCCCCCGTGATGGGACACTTGAAGTCAAAGTATTCTCCGGCGAGTTGAAAAGATTTAACTGCTGCTCGTCCGACTTCATCCGCGATTTCCTTTCTCGCAATGAGCTGAACTTCATCGTGCACATGGGCTACTTGAACGTAGTCCACCCCAGAGATGTAGCCCTTAGTGGTTAGAATTTCAGACAGGAACACAGTGGCTTTCTTGGAAAGCACAGCGCCTGCTGATTGGAGGAGGGTGTTGAGTGCTGCGTGATCTGACCGGACAGGAAGAACCCGACCATCGAGGCCGCGTAGTGTCCCATTCTTTTTGACAGTGGCAGCTACCGCGTCACGAAGAAGCTTGATGGCTGGTGTCTGCTTCATGAACCGCGCAATCAAAGCACGGCCTTCTTTCTCAGAGCCATCAACGATGGACCCAATCTTAGCTGGACCTGCCCCATACAAAAATCCATATATGAATACCTTCGCTGTGGAACGTGAAGGAAGACCGGCAGCTAGTTGGTTCTTGGTATGGATATCCCCGTTCACCACAACGTCAGAGTACTCTCCGGCATCGTAAGGGGCCATGTAGTGAGCCAAGCAGCGCAGCTCTAAGCCTGACAAGTCAGCACCAACGAGTGCATAACCTGACGGGGCATGGAACAAGGCGCGACACTCGGCACCGTAAGGTGAACCAACTGACGGGACCTGCGCTATGTTAGGACGGTTGTGTGTACAGCGCCCCGTAGATGCACCGTTGGTATTTACCTGACCGTGGATGCGTCCGTTCTTTTCAAGCTTGAGCCAAGCGTTCTGACCTGTAGCCAACTGACCGATGCGCTTATCGATCAGGAGGTATTCAGTGAGAAGCTTTGCCTCAGGATACTCAAGAGAACTCAAGACAGTTTCATCAACCTTTGGTTTCCCATTGGCTGTGAAGTCTGTAGGGGCCCACCCGTATAGAACCTTTAAGCGATCAGCGATGTGATCACGGCTCGATGGGTTGAAGATAACAGTCTTCCGCTTGTAGATCGGAACACCTTTCTCGTACCCACGGGCTTTGTTGTTCACCTTGGGGACGAACAACTCCTTCACTTCCCACGGCGCAAACACAGTCTGTAGCTCTGTGTTCAACTCAGCGTGGCGCACTTGAAGCACAGCGAGTAGCTTCTGTGCACCGACCACGTCGAAGTGAAACCCATGCTGTTCCTGCTTGCGGATAATGGCAGCAAAGTCATGCTCAAGTTTAACACTGTCGGCGCTGGGCTGCTTGCTCTTGATCAACTTATAGAAGTCGAGGTTCAACTTGCAGTCTTGCTCACAATACTCCTGCATCTCTAGGGACCAGACAGCAAAGCGCTCCACGGAAAACTCGAAGTCTCCCTTGTAGTTGCCAAGTCGGTGGCCCCACGCCTTGAGCGAGTGGGAACCTACAAGCTTCATAGGAAAGCTTGGGTCCTTACGGGCATGGTTGAAGTCGTTGCTCTTAATGTCTGACCAGATCAATCGGGACATGATCAGGGTGTCATGAACTTCAGCATCGAAGAGGATACCGTAAAGCTTTGCGAGGGCAGGTAGGTCATACCCTTGGATGTTGTGGCCTACCAATAACTTGGCACGAGACAACATAGCCAACCCCTCAGAGATTGGCCGGTACTCAGGTTGATCTGCAAAGCTGTGCAGTTCTTCAGTATCGACATCGATGATCACCAAGGAGTGGCAAACATCTGGGTCGAGACTGTTGGTTTCAATATCGAATAGTAAGTTCATGGCTGTCCCTTTCGACTAGCTAGTTAGGGTTAGAAAGCGGGGCTGAATGTATCACTTCCTGATACAGATTGTGTCATGCGTCCTGTGATCAGGTCGTAGGACAAGAGACACCCAACGCCCGTCAAACCACTAAAGCGGTTCTTCAGGATGCGGAGTGTTGCTTGGTTAGGGTCATCACCTTGTTGGTTTCTCTCGATACCAATGCACATGTCGGAGAGCTGGGCGATTGCAGCGGAACCACGCAGAGCATTGAGAGATGTCTGCAGTCCTTCTTCCCAGCCCTTATCACCGGATGGACGGCGCAAGTGTGATACCAAGATGAGGCCAATGCCGGTCTCTTCTACAAGAGAGCGAAGGGCTGTCATCGTGTTATCAATCAAGCGGCGTTCATCGCCATCGTCCACGCCTGAGACGACAATGCTCAGGTGATCGAGCACAACCCACCCAACATTACAGGACTTACTTAGGTACCTGATCTTGTTGAGTAGGTTAGCGGATGCGAGTGAACCGAAGTGATCGTAAAGAAACACACGGCCTGAGCCTACAGTACGATCAAACGCATCACGCATCATATCCTGATCGACCCCTTCAGTAGACATGTGGAGGGGCTTATCAACAGCAAGGCCCATGAGGCCCAGACTGGTACGCTTGACGTTTTCTTCGAGTGCGATGTAGCCGATTGTCTCACCTTGATTGATGAGGTGATAGGCAATCTCTCGGCAGACCTGTGACTTACCAACGCCGGAGCCTGCAGTCAGGGTCACCAACTCGCCACGCCGCATACCGGAAGTCTTCTCGTTAAGATCAGGCCACGGGTACGGAATGGATTGAGTGTTACTCTCTTCGATGATGGTGTCCCATAGATCAGTACCGCTGACGATACCGTCCGGACGATAGACCTTCGCCTGCCACATGGCATCGATCAGCTCTTTAGATCGACCGGCCACCAGCATCTCACTCGCATCTTTCAACGGGAGGTGAGCGATGTGAGCCTTGGCAGGGGACAATAGGTTTGCCACCTCAAGTGCTGCAGTCCGCCCGCTCTCGTCCATATCAAACATGAGAACAACCTTGTCGAAGGACTCGACCCACTCAATCTGAGCGGCCACGTCTTTACGAGCTGACTGTGCTCCGTTCCTAATGGACACAACGGGAAAACGATTGCCTTGTGCTTGGCTCAGGGACATTGCGTCCAGCTCACCCTCACAAATTGTCAGCATCTTCCCGCCATGACCCCAGAGGTTTTGACCAAACAAGGTAGCGGACTTCATATCACCCATCGCTGAGAAATTCTTGTCGGAGCCGCGTACTTTCTGAGCCACAAGCGCCCCGTCCTTATTGAAGTAAGGAGCAATGTGAACAGGAGCACCACGGTATGAACTGATAGTGTACCCGAACTTCTTACAGGTATCCTCGGTGAGGCCGCGCTTGGGGAGTGAGCGGTACTCGCCAACTGGAAGTAGATTAGCACTCATTTTGGATACCTTTCGAACTGTTGAGGGGGCACCAGCGCCAGCCACGTAGGCTCGACAGGCGAAGCAGTAGGTGTGTCCGTCACTGAACAGACTGTTCGCGTCTGATGAGCCGCAGGATGGGCACGGCTCATGACGTAGGAACTCGGACTCACTGTCCGGCGATTGAGTATTCAGCATAACGGGCTCCACTTGGTGCTTTCTTCATCCGCATGACGACATCGAGGCCAGCCATACGGAGACGATGTATCTCCGCAGCTAAACGCCAGACGTTGTAATTCGATTGAGCTTCAAGGGGGGTGATGGAACCTACAGTCTTGAGGTGGTGTTCGATCTTCTGTGTCTTGCTCATAGTTTTCTCCTAGATGTCAGGGGCTAAAACAGAAAAAGGCCCACCCCAATGAAGGGGCAGGCCAGAGTGTCAGATGCAAGGGTGCAACTTAATATGTGTGGACGATCTTACCGGTCTCGTACCACAAGCGGGCATCGAAGTTTGGACAGGTTTTCTTCTTGTCGAAATCGGTGTGACCCGCGACCCGTGCATTCGGGAAAGCCTTCAGCCAATCGTCAATCGTTTCCCGTAGAGCAATCATCTGCTCTTCGGTGTAATTGAACTCAGGCGTTGGCTGGCTAGCCATCATCCCGCCTGCGAGGCAGATGCCTACGCTCTTGGAGTTGATGCCACGAACATGGGCCCCAACTTTATTGAGGGGGCGTCCTTTCTCAAGGGTCCCATCACGTTTGATGACGGCATGGTAGCCAATCATGAGCCAGCCTTTCTCACGATGCCATCGATCAATGTCAGAAGCGCTGACATCCATAGCTGGCGGCGTGTAAGCGCAGTGGACCACGATGTATTTAACATCTTTACTATTCATTGAGCCATTCCTCTGGCACTAAACGGGTGGCGTAGAGGAAGCCGTGCTTCTCACACCAGTCGCCGTAGGTTGTTTGACTTTGCTTTGAGATGCGCTGCCTAGGGTTTGAAAAGACAAACCGAATGTCGAGCTCAGGATGCTGTTGCTTAACCAACAACATCTTCTGCCGATCTGCGGTACAGAAGCGGCCCTTGCTTTCGCATACGATTGTCGCTCCAGCTTTCGTTGTGATGTAGAAGTCTGGGGTGTACTTCGCAGTGCGGCTAGGTACCTGATACAACAACACATTCTCCTCGTACTGAAAGGGAACCTGTCGTTCTCGAAGGTCAGCGGCTAGACTTTCCTCAAGTCCAGACCGCCAACCATTCTTCAAAGCCTGCGCACGGATTGATGAGCGCTGGTTAATAGTCACTAGCGTCATCGCCTGCCGTAAACGCAGCGCCTGCCGTCTCTTGTGGAGCCTCGTAGCCATCCTCTTTATCGAACAGGGATGAGGCTGAACCTTCCCACTGCTTGAGCTGGAGGATTTGTACGGATGTAGGACGCAGCGATAGGCCTACGGTCTTGGTTGTTGGCATCGCATAAGGGAACACAGATGCAGCAACTTTGATGATGGAACCACCACCAACTGTTTCTGTTGTAGGCTTCACACCGGCATCGAACAAGGCAACCTTGAACTCGATTGTGTCGCCGGTGCGTGTGGTGACCGAAGCTTTCTGCTTGAACTTGAAGATCAGGTTCCCAGTCAGGTTACCTTGGTCATCCATTTCCTCGTCCAGTGGCAAGGCCTTGTTGAACCGTGCAACCTTTGGGTCAAGCTTGATCTGGGCTGCGTGATATTCATCAAGGGCTGCAGTCAGCTCGGCAATGAGTGGGGCTGCTTCTTCTGCAGTCAAACGTAGGTTCACTTTGTACTCACCTTCGGGTGTGAACTTGGTGTCCGGTGTGTTGAGGTGAGGGTAAACCGCCACTCCTTTTGGAGTGACGATCTGTTGGCGTTTCATTTGAGCCATGAGGTATCCTATTGATATCTGTTAACATCAACGCCCGCTTCCAGCAGTCGTGATTGAATATCCACCGGCACGGGGAGGCTGTTCCGGTAGTAATATTCTGCGATGTTGATGAGTGTTTCGGTGGTCATTGTTTGCTCCTGTTTTTCAGATGCTAGGGTGCAACTTAATTGTTTAGGGTTAGATCATGCGAAGAAGAATTCACTATCGAGGACCTGTGTTACATCGAGGTCACCTTTAGCTGGCATAGGAGGAAGTTCGCAGGCAGCGAATGCCTCACCCTCGGCCTTGAAGGCGGCGAAGGGGTCGTGGTTGACGTAAAGATCGACAAAGGTTTCCCGCAAGCAGGCTCCCAGCATATCAACGTCAGCCGCATGGCACCCAAAGCTATCGTGTATCATTGCGAAGTGGGTCACGCCGTTGAATGCAGCGAGGTTAACTGTCATGCGGAGATGACAGCCATCGTTTGCATGGACCCAGTTAGGAGAGATGCCGTTTCCCTGACGGCGGCGGTCCAGCTTGTTAGCTATCTCCTCCGTTAGAGTTAGATATACCAACTGATCACCAAGCTTTGTCTTTACACGGCGCTTGGTCATATCGGGGTAACGCTGCATGACGGGGAGCCCATCGACTGTTGTCCAGACAATAGGGAGGTTCTCCGCTGCTAGTACCCGTGCACAAGATTGAAGCCAATCCATTCCGTCTTTCGCAGCGATGACTGTTTCGTTGATGGATGACCAGATGTGCTGGGCCAAGTAGACCGCAGCGTCGAACTCCACGCCAGCCAATGGGCTGACATAAGCATCCCCCAGCTCCATCTTTTTCTTTGCATCTGTGTCTGTGATGTACTCCTGCACAAAGGACCTAGCTGAATAGAGAGTTGAGCCATAGACCCGTGTCATCGTGGTCCGTTTAGCTGTCTTTCTGGTCATGCCATAGGCTAGCCAGCGCTGGGCAAGCTCACCCTTTTCACCATCGAGATCGGCCTTCACCTTCTCCATCGCTTTGTCGAT